GTGTTGATGTCGTTGTTGTTTGTGCCAGGACGCAGACGAGAATGGATAATCGTCTGAACAAGGTCCTCTAATCTCCAAGCATCACCAGGGATGATGATGGTATCAAAGGTGTAACCCATAACGTTACCGCTCTGATTTTTGAAGTTACGACCAATGTTAGCCAGTCTGTAGAGCATCGTAGCATCGTTTCCAAAGAAGTTTGTGAAAACGTTGGACTGTTCTGCAACACCAGTCTTCTTGCCAAGGTGGTCCGTAGCAAACAGACCTTTGCCGTCGCCTGTTGTCTTGTCGTAGGTCTTGCCTTCATAAGTAAAGGTTGTACCCTCTGCCGTCAGACAGTCGGATGCAAACTGTGCTCTCGACCTCTTATAGGAGCGAACAAAGTTCGCAGCAGCAGCCTTCATCATGTCGATGTCGCCATCGTCCTTTGCCTCTCTTGTGCAAGTGAAACCTTTGATGTACTGCTTGTGCTCAATCAGTTTGGAAAATCCCATCTGAATGTCATCAGCAACAGCATTGTCACCCTCGGAAACCTCTACGAAGTTACCGAACTCAGTCATGCTACCCTGTTTCTCACCGAACTTCTTGGAAGTCTTTACGTTGTAAAGAGCCTTAACAAGTTCGTCATCTTTATTCTTTTCTGTGTCCGTATCCTGAATAACCATAGAAAGTTCGGTGTCGATAACTTTCCAAGCCTCGTCATTCAGTCCGCCATGCTTACTAAATGTTACTGCCATGTCTTTTTCCCCCTCTCTTATACAAATCTGCCACGGATGTAAGCGCCCGATGCCTTACCAGGCTCAAGTAACTGGAATACACCACTAGAAGTCGTAGCCGTTACTCTTAACGCATCAGATGCGATAGTAACTTTCTGCCCTTCTTTAAGGGATGTGCCTGTTGTACTTAAAGAAGTAACAAACTCGTATTCGGGAAGAACGGGGATAACAGCGAGTTTATCTCCTGCTGCTGCCGTGATGTCCTTTCCTGCGTAGATGTATTCGGGTTTCGTTGTTCCTGTTGCCAGTTCAGCCGTTCCTGTGGAAGAGCCGTATTTCAGAGCGCAACCATGCTTGTACTGTGTGGTAGCGGTGGCAACGAGTTCTTTTTCAATCGGATATGCGGAGTTTTCACTCCTTACAAATTCAAATGCCATACCTTTTTCCTCCTGTTAGTGTGGTACTCGTTTATAGAGTTCTTTAATCTGCTTTTCTGTTTTGCCGTCAGCCTTAAAACGCGCCATGATTTCGGGTGGAACTTCAACGTCGTCATCGTTTTCAGTTGCTACTCCCTGTGTTTGACTAGGAAGATGGGATTTCCCGCGCATCTGATTGATAGCCTGCTGCCTTGCAGCATCGTTTGTGTGCTGCATAAACGCGTCAAAGTTGCACATCTTGTAGGCATCTACAAGGGACTCACCCCTTGCTACGCTCTCAAGCATCCTTGGGAATGACGGTAATGCGGCTAAATCGTCAACGCTCTTAATAGAGGGGTCAATCTTGGCGAGTTCAGCCATATCTCTTTGTAATGCGTTCGTTGCCTCCGCCATCCTGTTCTGCTCAAGAACCTGGCGGGCTTGCATTACGACGGGGTTTTCCGCAATCATTTTGTCGATGACAGATGGGTCAATTCCCTTTTCTTTAAGTTCGTTTTCCCTCTCCATCCTCTGCTGCGTGGAAAGTGCATCAATATATTCGCGCACATTCATGATGGGCTTTCCAGTTACAGGGTGCGTAGTCCCTTGGCACATAGCCGCGATTTGCTGATTTAATTGACCCATTTCAGCGTCGTATCTACGCTTTGCGTCTTCCTCTGCTCTGCGTCTGATTGCGGCGTATCGTGCGTTCTCTTCGGGAGTCTGTTCGGGTTCGGCGTTCCCGTCTTCTGTTTCGCCTTCTTCAACAGTTTCTTCCTCCGATGTTTCTTCTTCCGACTCGGCGGTGGTCGGCTCTTCTACGCCTACTCCCTCGACCTCCTCTGCAAAGAGTTGTAAGTCAAGTTCAAGAAGATTGTTTTTCATATTCAGTTTTCCTTTCTATTGGGTTTTTTCGCTACTCCTGCGGATTTATCAACTAAAAAAGGACTTATTCAGTCCTTTTAGCCAATCGGTACTTCGTGTCTTACCGTTTCCACTATTTTCTTGTGGTTGTTACAGTTCTCATTCATACAAGAAAGGTCCTGCTCTACGAACAACTTTGTTTCCGCGTCGGGAGTGTTGTCGTTCTCAAGGATATTTCTTGTTCGGATGATACGCATTTCTAAATTACATAACGGGCATTTCATTGGCGACTCCCTCCATAGGCATCTGCTGTTGAGCCATCTGCTGCTGTTGAGCCATTAACATTTCTATCTGACTTAAAACGTCACCAGCGTTAGGATAATGGTTCTTCTCCATCAGACTCCAATACAATCTCATTGTTTCTAATGAGCCTAACTGACCAAATGCGCCACTTTGCAGTTTCATGTCAATCTGCTGCCACATAGCCTCACGGTTAGCCATCATCGTCGATGTGGGGTCTGTTTCAAATAAGAACTCGTCGTTCCAGTACCATGTTCCTGCCGCGTCCTGCTTTACGAAATCTGACTTATCAAGAAGGTCGAACTCCTGCTCGCCGTTTACACCGCTGCCAGTAATCGGGAGCGGGTCATCAGCATATGCAAGCCAAAACTTGAACATCATTTCGTAGAGTTTTGCATAAGCGTCGTTTTTCATCACTCTCTTGGACTCAAGACGCCCTGCTGCCTGATTGATGGAATACTGTTTCGCAGTACCCGATACAGCAGAGGGGTCATATTTACCCTGGAACGCATCCGTAATACCTAACGTAGAACGAGCATCTTCATAGGCTTTATTGACCATCTGCATATCCTGCTGAATGTTTACTTGCATATTCAGCACATCAATCATGGACTTCTGCTGAGGGTCATCAAGTCGAGCAATCTTTAACTCTCTATCAGTTGTTTCCAACTTAACTCCACGAGGTAATGTGACGATTGAGCCACCTTTTAAAGTCTTTTCAGCAGCCTTGCTACCTACTTTCTTAATTAAGTCCTGCTGGTCCTCAATGACTTTTACATCACTAAACCCTAACAGGGAGTCGGACTTTGATACGTTCTTGCGAACAATCAGCGGGAAACAGTTCGGCTTGTAATATTCAATCTGAACCTCTTCTGCTGCGGATATCTGAACGGGATTTCCCATTTCATCGACACCCTGCTCCTCCATGAGCGGAATAGAGATAGTCTGAATTTCATCCGAGGACTCTTCAAACTTCTTTGAACCGCATTGTGGACAAGTCTTCTCGTCAGTCACATATCCACATTCTTTACACTTGCGGGTAATTCTTGCCTGATAGTCGTCAAGGTCTTCAAGTGTATAGTCGTCTACCCACACAAATCTGCCGATTTTACCGTCATTTTTGTAGTAGACGGTATTTACTGTAACGATGTCCGTATCAAGGCTAGAATTGCCCTCTGCGCCCCTTATATCCTTATATTCTTCCGACGCATCTTCGACGTCTACTCCGTACTTATCCTTGACGTATCTCTTGGTTTGAGCCGTCTGTACGAAGATATAGTCCATTTCCTCGATGTCAGAAACACCAGGCTGCGGAATAACTTGCCTAGGAGCGACCTCTAAAACGTTCACGTCACCGTAATTTGAGTGAAACCCAAGGTCGTTATCCCACTCAACCATAAAGAAATCACCGCCCTGTACGGGTACGGTTCTCTCCATTTTGTCGTTGATGATGGATAATTTGAGCAATTTCACCTTATTTACCAGCGCTCTTTCAATAGAGCGGGCTAATTGCTCGTCTTCTTCGTGGATTGCTGTTACTTTTGGCATCGGAATGGACGAGTCTACTTGCGACTCAATCAATTCGTAGGCAATATTCCTTACATTGATAGCCAAATCCTTTGCGGCGACGTTCGTATTCGGGTTTCCGTTTACTTCACGCGTTCCCTCGTAAATTCCCTGCATTTTTTTGACTTCTGACAGCACAGAAGAGTATGCAATTCGGGCGTTTTCGAGTTTTCCACGCCATTTATCTCTCTTTTTGTCTTCTTTCGTGGGTGCGATTGTCTTCTTGGCTTTCTCCATGAGCGTCTTTAACCTCATACGGGTTCTCCATATTTCTTCAAAAGGTACTCTCTGTCTTCTTTACTAGCGTTTTCTATGTCCTCAAGTATCGAATTGTGGTACTTCGTTTCAATTTTTTCGTAGTCCACTTCGGGTGAACGTACCCACCAAACACAAAAAGACCTCAATGAGTCAACATCATGTGTCAAATCATGTGGGTCTTTAGCGTAGATATTTGCCCTTTTCTTGTCCTTTTGGATTTTGGTAAGGCATCTGTACAGATTTGGCGCAGAACCGTCTAAAATCGTCAATCTAGCGTGTTCTCCGACGGGTTTTAGCCACTCTTTCATGGATGCACAGCCAGCAGGGAAGTCCCTCGACGTTTTTGTGAGGTTAATTCCGTTCTCGGAGAACAAAACCGCCCTCGATTTACCAGTTTCCTGACTTCGTGACCACAAATCAGACGGTGCAAGCCAGTATTCTATGTTCTCTCCGTCACTTAATGACAGTAAAATGTCACACGCTGCGCCTATTGTCTTGTCGGGAGCGTCATATTCCCGATAAACTTGGGCGTTCCCTTTGGAGTCTACTTGTATCCAATGTGCGGAGAGCATATCTAACCCATAATCTAGGCATACATATCTTCGCAATTTCCCCTCTAATTCGTTTTTAACAACGTGGGTTTCTCTTTTTACTTCTGGAAAGAAACTTCCTCCTGGTACTGTAAGAGCCTCTTCAATGGTCGCAGGGTACTCTTGCGTTATCATTTCTCCCATAGTACGTTTGGTTTGTTCATACCAAGCATCATCCCGCCTAGGGTCTGCGTACCACGGAATAAAAATCTTATTAAAGCCGTTATCGGGGTCAGTAAAGACCTTTTCAAAGAACGAACCGCGCTCAATCGTAGATAACCCGATGACCTGACCGCCTGTAGGACGGTTGATTGTCGGATAACCCGCTTTCCAAATGTCTTCTGCGAACTGCTGGAACGCCCATTCGTCAAAAATGAATAGGTTTGCGGTAAATGACCTCGCTGCATTAGGCGACGAGGGAAAACACTTGAATACACTATCGGGGAGATTTGGAAAATGGATTGTAAGTATAAGGGATGTGTTCTCCCACGTCGCGTTAACCCAATTTATAGGTTGGTCGTTTTTCGGAGCAAATAACGGACGCATATTGTCCAATATGACGCTCATTCGTCTTACAAGTTCCTGCGCCTCGTCCTCTGTTCTCGACAACCCGATTACTGTGCGCCCAGGGTTGATTAAAACCCACAGCGCATAATGCAAAGCAAGCCACGTAATGCCTAACTGACGTGCTTTTAAAATTACGTTTAGCCTGTTATCGCGGAACTGACGCAGCGCATCCCTTTGAGCATCCCAAAGTCTGAACGGCTGGACCAGCGTATCCGCGTCTTTATCCTCTATATGCCCGTACTTCTCGACGAAATATTCGAGATTTGCGCGGCAATAGTCATATTCTTTTTCTCGTAACTCACTTGGTTTTAAATTTTCAAATTCCATAAATGCAAATAGGACTGATGAATTAACATCAGCCCTACCCTTAATAGGAAGAATTGCTTTTGGAAACAGGTTTTTCCATTAACATAATACACAAAGGTATTATCAATTTCTATCAAGTGGACGAAATTTCTGCATATTTTTTTAACGCAGACTTGTAAAGTTCGTATGTCCATTGATATGATTTGCCTATTAACTCCGCAGTCTTCTCCATCGTATTATCTTGAAAATAGTAGTACAGGAGTATTTTCTGCAACGACTTCGGCTCTATCCGATAAACGATATCTAAACACCTATTTTTGTATGCTATGTCCTCCATGAGTAAGTTCGACAGACGTAATCTATAGTCTTCTAACTTCATAAGGGCATCTTCCATCTTGTTCTTCGGTGCTCCTACAATGTTTACTGGGTCGAAACTGGTTGTCATCTTTGTGGCTATCGTTATGAGCCGCTCTATCTCGTCCTCTACCGACTTGATGTCTTTCGCCATATCTTTTAACGGTGCTAGTTCCTTTTTCGCCTCTTTCGGTGTCATTAAATGCCCCCTTATCAATGAAAAATGTTAAACCGCTGTTTACCTCTCGTATCTCGTATAGCCCATTCCTCGGTATTACATCAAACGCTGTCGTTTCATACGTCGCGTTATACTCATTCGATTTCACTCCCATTACCATACTTAACTACC